AAGGTCGTGGGTATTAAGCAGTCTAAGCCGAAGAAGATGAGCAAGCAGGAGCTTGCGGAGAAGTACCGGTCCCTTAACGAGCAGCGCCGACAGCAGTCCGGAAGCGCCGGATGAGAAAGGGTAATCCATGCCACGTATGACTTGGAGCGCCCCAGAAGGGCGTTTCTTTGACGCAGGTCTCGACCGAGGAGTGCTTTATCCTAAGAAGACGCCTCCTCTGGGCCACGTCGTCGCAACCAATCTTTTGCCGTTTGGTTCCTTCGAGAAGCCGGGCGTCCTAACGACTGTCGAGCGGAATGAACTCTGGAATCCGTCTGGAGCGGTAGCTGGAGGCTGGGTCGCGGTCAATGGAACCAACCATGTTATGTCGACGGACACTACTGTCTTTCATTCTAGAGGCTCTAGTCGAAAGTCTACGGTTCAGGCTGCCGGCGCCGGTGTCGTTGATCTGGCGTCCATCAACGCGGTCGGTCAGCTTTCGTCCGCGGGTGCTAGCCGAACTGCTGTAGCCGCTGGTCAGATCGTTAGTGCGGGGTTGATGATTCGTCCGAGCCGAGCCTCTGCTAAGGGGAAAGTTGGGCTTGTCTTCTACAACGCGTCTTCTGTTCAGGTGGGCGCTATTCTGTATGGAAGCGACACGACCCTTACTTCGACTGGTTGGACTTGGGTTAAAATCTCCAACAAGACTGTTCCCGCCACGGCCACGCAAGTAGAGGTTATTTCGAGCGCCTTCCTCTCTACTGGCACAGCCGCTGCCGGCGATGCGGTTTGGTTTGATTCGGCCGTAGTGCAGTTCGAAGAGGACGTTCTAGATCCTTTTGATGGCTCGACCGCGGCTTCTGGAGAGTTCGTTTACGAATGGGCTGGGGGTGTGGATGGTTCCGCTTCGCTTCGTCGAGCGATTCTTCTCTCGCCGACCGGACTAGCTAATGGTGCTGTAGGCATTATTTCTACTGACTGGGCCCAAAGCGGGACGAAGTCTCTTCGGATTTATTCTAAGAAGGTAGCTACGGGTGGTGCGACCATCAACCTCAAGGATTATGTCACTTGGGGGAAGCAATACACCATCACGGCCACCGTTCGAAAGAGTCCTGCGCTCAGTGTCGCGGCAAAGATCGAGGTCTCGACGGTAAACAACACGCCCAATATGACTCCGGCTTCGGTGTCTAGCACTCTTATTTCTGGCGTGGAAACCCTGTCGCTAACCTTCTCGCTTCCTCCGAAGAACGGTGCATCAGCGGCCATTCAATTGTTCCTCAAGAACAACAACTCCTATGGTACAAACGTGTGGTTCGATAACATCATCATTACTGAGGGACCTGAGGTATACCCATATTTCGATGGTAACACGCCAGACGACGATCTTTACGATTACGCTTGGGTCGGCACGGCTTTGGATTCCGTGTCAGAAAAGCGCGAAAAGGTCTCATTGGCTGTTCCGTGGGTTGGGTTGACCGGCGTTGAGGAGAAAGGCGGCGATGGTGCTGCGGCATATTACATCGACGGTCGACCTTTCTTGTTCCTTCCTAAGCCGAAGGAGTATTCGGCAACGTTGAAGGCCTACACATATCCTGATGCGTTTGCAGAGATCATGGGCGTTACTGAGATTGCCGATGGCATGTATCTGGATTCCCAGCCAGGCGCCGTTTTCGACCTTGCATACCGAACTAAGGTAGGTAACGCGACCAACGGAATAGATTTCGGCTACAAGATCCATCTTGTTTACAACGCTGTGGTCACGCCTCAGAGCTTGTCGTATGACACGCTGGGCGCAAGCATCAATCCGGTTGAGTTCTCGTGGGATATTCAAGCGGTCCCGGTGAAGGTTGAGGGTTTCCGCCCTACAGCCCACATCATTATCGATACACGCCACATGGCGCAAGCGAGAATTGATGACATCGAGGCTCTTCTCTACGGTTCTGATAGCTCTCTCCCAGCAATGCCTACGCCTCAGACCATTTTCGACATGCTCAGCTATGGCGACACCATTATCGTCACAGACATGGGCGATGGTAATTTCTCTGTCGAAGGAGCTTACGAGAATGTGTACCTCGTCGAGCCCGGCGTCTTCCGAGTCGACAACGTGGACGGCGAAAACTACGCCGACGGCACGTTCCGCATCAGCAGCACGAACGTCTAGAAAGGAGGCGATGTGGCTACAGTAATTGGCGCGACTGCCGCGCGGGTTGACGCCGTAGAGGACAACTCAATCGTCGGCGCTAGCATCGTAGGTAATGATCTTGTTTTCTCAAAGGGCGACGGTGTAACGACAATCAACGCTGGTCGAGTCATCCCTCCTCTTTATTTCAGCTGGCCCGTAGGCACCATTTTCATGAACACGAGTGCTACTAACCCTGCCTCTCTTTTGGGTGGCGGCACCTGGGTTCGATGGGGCAAGGGTCGGATGCCGATCTCTCTGGACGAAGCAAATGCTCGATGGGATGTGGCGGAAGACACTGGCGGAGCTGATACGGTCACTTTGGCTATTGCGCAGATTCCTAGCCACGCCCATGGCGGTGGGACAACTGGTCAATCGGCGGACCACTCTCACGGCGGCTACACCGATTCTCAGGGCTCTCACCAGCACGGTTATCAGTACCCGAACGATGCCGCTGGTGCAGCCGCAGGTAGCATGAACTATTGGCGGCCTTACCGAACCGCCGGAGCAACCGATTGGGGCGGTGCGCACACCCACAACATTGCTACGTATGGCGCGAGCAACGACCACAGTCACGGCGTCTACGCCGAAGGTGGCGGTGGGGCGCACGAGAACATGCCCCCCTTCATCGCTGTTTACATGTGGAAGCGAACTGCCTGACTTCTGAAAGGAGCGATCGTGATTAAAATTACGACCCAAGGGTCGACTAAGAACACACAGTCGTTCCTCAGGAGCATGCGAAGCATGGATATTCGGACGTTCTGTGAGGCGGCTGGCGCACGTGGTGTCGCCGCTCTTCGCAGTTCAACGCCTGTCGACTCGGGCCTCACGGCTGCTTCTTGGAGCTATGAGGTCCGAGTCGAAGGTGATAAGACCATTATATCCTGGATCAACACGCATAACGAAAGCGGAGTCAACATTGCTGTGATTCTTCAATACGGACACGGTACTGGGACAGGCGGCTGGGTCGCCGGACGAGATTACATCAACCCCGCGATCAAGCCTATATTTGACTCGATTGCCAACGACGTGTGGAAGAAGGTGACAACCTCATGAGCAGTGTCGACGATCGCATCGTCAACATGGAGTTTAACAACAAACAGTTCACGCAGGGCGTCACCCAGACCGAGCGTGACCTGACTTCGCTGGAAAAGACTCTTGCCCGCACGGGTAAGTCCGAAGGCTTGAGTAAGATGGGCGGGGCTGCACAGCAGGTCACCGCCAAGTTCTCAGCCCTTCAGGTCGCCGGCGTTGCTGCGATTGCCACCATTGCCAGCAAGGCAACGATGATGGCCGGCAACTTCCTTAAAAGCTTCACTCTCGCACCTCTCATGCAGGGATTCGACGAGTACAACACTAACCTGCAGTCGATTCAGACTGTTATGGCAAACACTGGTGCTAGCGTCAATGTGGTCAATGGTTACATGTCGCAGCTTAACCAGTACTCCGACAAGACTATCTACAACTTCTCGGAGATGGCCCGCAACATCGGCACGTTCACCGCAGCTGGCGTTGGGTTGAAGGATGCTGTGTCATCTATTCAGGGTATCTCCAACATGGCCGCCCTGTCCGGTTCTACGTCTCAGCAGGCGTCGTCTGCTATGTACCAGCTGTCGCAGGCTATTGCGGCCGGCCGAGTGAGTCTTCAGGACTGGAACTCGGTGGTTAACGCTGGTATGGGTGGTAAGAACCTCCAGAAGGCCTTGATTACCACTGGTATGGCGATGGGGCAGATCAACGAGAAGGTTGACCTCGGCGCGAAGAACATCAAGATCGCCGGTAAGTCCTTCCGTGAGTCTATCTCAACGGCTGGTGGCGGTGCGTCGTGGTTGACGTCCGATGTTCTGGTGAAGACCTTCGCTCTGATGGACGGCCGACTTTCTCAGGCCTCCATCAAGGCTGACCACCTTGGCTGGTCTCAAAAGCGAGTCACCAAAGCAATCGAGGAGCAGCAGGAAGCTCTTAAGAAGCAGGGCTACAGCGACGCTCAGATCAAAGAGATCACCGACATGGCCGATCGGGCTTATGAGTCCGCCACGGTCGTCAAGACTCTTCCGCAGCTGCTTGGTGTGGTCAAGGAGTCTCTGGGTTCGGTGTGGGCTCAGGCTTTCCAGGGAATCATTGGTAACTTCAACCAGTCCAAGAAGCTTTGGACCTCGGTGAGTAATTCCATCGGAGACCAGGTTCGAGGGTTTGGGCATTCTCTTGTGGGTACGATCACCGCGTGGCGTAAGGCTGGCGGTCGAAGGGACGTCCTCACTGGCCTAGAGGCTGGTGCGGCTGCTTTGGGTAAGGTCTTGGGTGTTGTTAAAGACGCATTCCGCGATATTTTCCCACCGATGACCGGTAAGCAGTTGGCGGAACTCTCGTCTAGGTTTGCTGAATTCATGTCGAACCTGATGCCTGCCAAGAGCACACTTGAGACCCTTAGTCGAATCTTCCGAGGTTTCTTCGCTGCCATCAGCATTGGGTGGCAACTCATCAAGGGATTTGCTGGAGTAATCGGCGACCTGTTCGGCGAGCTTTCTGGCGGCGCCAGCGGCTTCCTCGAGTTTGCGGCCAGTATTGGCGACATGCTCGTTAATCTCGATGCAGCTATGAAGAAGGGCGATGGTCTGAAGAATTTCTTCGACGGTCTTTCTTCTGTGCTGTCTGTGCCGCTTAAAATGATCAACGCAGTTGCTGAGGCTATCTTCGGTATTTTCGGAGGCTTCGATGACGCTGCCGCTGGAGCTGTTGAAGGCTCCATCGAACGAGTCGGTGACCGTCTGTCGCCGCTTGCAGCGTTTGCCGGTCGGGTGCATGATGCCTTCATTCATATTTTCGATGGTGTGACTGCTCTTATGGAGCCCGTTCTCAACGCATTCTCGGGTCTTGGCACGGCCATCGGAGAGTCTCTCGGTGGCGGTGACGGATTCAGCGGCGTTCTTGACGTGATCAACACCGGCCTTCTTGGTGGTATTACGTTCCTGCTGTCTAGGTTCCTCAAGAACGGTCTTAACCTCAACCTCGGCGTTGG